CTTCTTCGTCTACCGACTTGCTCGTTAGCAAACTTCTGTACTTCTTGTTTATATTTATTTTCGTATAAAGTCAACATATCTATCGGTCCTTTTAAAAACCCATATGCCTCTGACAGACAGCAATATAATAGCCCATTTGGAAAGTTAAGACTAAGATAATTAGTATTATCACCCTCTAAAAGACCTACCATTTTATTAAAATGAATTCTAAATCTATACGTAGTATTTGGAACAGGAGCCACAAATATTCTACCAGATGTAGTGTCTGTGTTACCCGTTGCACCACCAAACATAGCATAATATTTAGGTTTACCCTGAGCAGCTGAGGTTCCGGTTACGTCCTGATACTCTTGTAAATAAGTTAAATCTTTTTTCTCTAACCATCTATTAGCCCCTGTTGTTTCAGATCCTGCAGTATCATAAACCTGTATACCTCTAACGAATAAACATCCCGCTGGAGCGTTTATAGATTCTTGTCCAGCTGCAAAATTACCTAGCTGTTGTTTTCTATCTGCATCAATAGGTACATCTCTCATAATTCTATATTGAGCATTTAAAATAATATTCTCTAAAACAGCATCTGTTAATACGTTAGAATCTGTTTCAGTGTAACTTTTAATTTGTGTCTTTAATCCTGATGCACTTAATCCTGACATTATATTTCTCCTGCTACTTCCTGACAAATAGGACAGCTTTTTTTGTATCTATTATGTGTCCCACATTTCACTGCTTTACCATCAACATCTGTATAAATGGGAGTTTCTGGTTCTGCTGGATCTTCATATAATTGAAGATGTTCATCCTTTTCAGGACATGCGCATTGTTTAATACCAAATAAATTAGCTATAAAATTTTTTATTTTTTTAATCATGCTGTTACTGTTACTGGTCCTGCAGATGCAGATCCACCTCCTCCTGTTTCAGTTATACTAGATGTTGTAGCTGTTGCAAAGGTATAATTATCATCATCTACTCTAGTAATTAGATAACCTGCAGCTAAATTTATTGTTGCTGCAGCCACTCCTCCAACGACAGTTGAATCTCTAAATCTAACTCTATCATTATTTGACCGACCATGATTAGGTTCGTTTACAGATATCGTTGTAGATCCATTAGTTGTAGTAAATGGATTTAACGGTAAAAGTTTTGGAACAGCTGTTTCTATTCTATCAGGTCTTACATGTCTTAAAGATATAGAATCACCATTCATTGGTTTTGGTTCTAATTGTGGTTGTTTTGGTTCAAATTCAGACACATGAACAAAAGCACCATTCCATTCTCTAACCATTTCTTTGTATGGGAACTCCATACCAGATCTATCTGATATTGCTTTTGCGTATTTACCTGTTGCGTATTTTGCCATTATGCTCCTGGATAGTATGCTTTAGGAGTTATGTGTGTGCTAGATGCAGAACCATCCTCTGCTAATGCTCTTGCAAACTCATCCTCGTAAATTAATTTTGTTTGTTGAGTAAGTTGTGGTGCATATTTCATAGATAGATAATATGCTAATCCCGATACCATACAAGGCACAAATCTAAATGGTACATCTGTTGCGTTTGTATAATCACCTACATCTTGAATTCTTTTTATGTAATAGAAATGCATATCCTTAGATGCATTTGTAGAGTCTGGTGTTGGATAAATATGCACTCTAACTTTATCTATAAATCTTTCAACCCAATATTGATTAGGAGTTCCTTTAGATAATTTGTTCGAGAATCCTGCATAAGTAGATCTATCTACTTTTGTCATTGGACTATCTGATTGTGTAGTCTGTGTTCTATTAGATCTTAATTGTGCTTCAAGGACATCGGACATTCCAAATACATTTGCCGGAGTAGATACGGCACTTGTGCCGTCATCACTAGATCTAAAAAAATCATAGTCTGACTGACCTTCAATTAAATCCATGTTGAGTTCATCTATTTCCCAATAGTGAATACCTCTATTGCCCCATTCTTGAAACAATATATTTAAAGTTCTTCTAGCGTTTTTTAATTGATAACCAGCAACATTTTGCTGTCCGATACGTTCAAAAGCTTCTTCTATTATTTCATCAATAGCAAAAGTTTTATCAAATGTTGCTGTTCCCGAGGTAGTGTTAGCCATTTGACCTCCTATCCATCAAAGAATACTGTAACGCTCGTTACTCCATCCCCTACATTTAAATACGCACCACTATCAAATAAAACACCATCATCTGGTATGTATGGATCAATAAAGTCGTCTTGATTAGGTGTGTCTAATTCTAACAAAATACTTCCTGAAGTAGAACTATTTCTAAAAACCATAGATCCTGCTGTTGACGAACTAACTCCATGTAAACCTCTAATTCTAGTTCTGCCCGGTGTCACTATACCTTCTGTGGCAGTTC